GGTGGATATAATTACAGCAACGGTCAATGGTACAATGTATTCGCAACTCAGTTAACGGATGCTGGTAAAGGTGCTTATACTGTTAGATGGGGTGATGATGGTAGTAGAAACTGGGTTAGTATTGGTGAAAATGGTTCATCTTGGTCATACCCACAGGTTCACGTTACTGATTTACAAGTCGGATATAGTGGATTCTCTACTAATTGGGGTCAAGATTGGGTAGTAAACTTTGGTAATATACCGGGAGGTGAAAGAACTTCAAGAACTGCATCGTTAGTTCTTACTACAAATAACGCTGATAACTTCCGTTCAAACGCAACCTTTGCTGAACTTCAAGCAACAATAATGCGTGATGGTAATGATACAAACTATTATGTAGACCCGAATGGTACATCAAGAATGGCTACTATCGTTGCTAATACAGTATCATTCAACGATGGGTTTGATATCTATGATGATGATGCTAATACCATGACTATCCGTTCAAATAACTCGGATAATGGTGAAATCAACTTTAGAGATTCAAACTCTACATTCTGTGGTAGAATCCGTTGGGATGATGATTCATCACCAAATATGAGATTAGATACTCGGAGTGATGAACGATTTGTGGAAGCAGTTAGAGATTCTCATACTTATATTTACTACAATGGTTCATGGAAGATTAGAACTGAAGATTGGGGTCTTAGAGTAAATGACCATTTAAGAGCAGAAGGTGATGTTATCGCTTACTACTCTGATATGAGATTAAAAGATAAGACCGGTGATATTGAAAATGCACTTGATAAAGTTGGTAAACTAAATGGTTTCTATTACAGAAACAATAAAGAAGCCAATATGATTGGGTACGAAGGAAACGATTTACAAGTCGGTCTTTCTGCACAAGATGTAGAATCGGTACTACCTGAAATTGTTCACCTTGCACCACGTGCTGAAAGAATGGGATATGATTACAAAACTATTAATTACGATAGAGTTGTACCTCTTTTAGTGAATGCAATCAACGAACAAAAAGAGATTGTAGATTCTCAAAAAGAAGAAATCGAATATTTAAAATCAGAACTTTCAGAGATGAAAGAGATGATGAAACAATTACTAAATAAAAAGTAAAATGGCAATAACCAAAGAGGAATATTTAAATAAATTAGAGATTAATGTTCAATCACCTTTTATTGAGGTAGTACGAAGAGTTTCTTTTATAGAAGATGGTGTCGAGTTGAATAGAACTCATGTTAGTACTAACTACAATCTTAAAAATGAACACCACATCGTATCCGAATCTCAATTAGTTCAAGATATTTGGGCAATGGTATCGGGAAGTGGGTTTGTATTGTAGTGTTTTAGAAAATATGTAATACTTATATATATGAAATACTCTCTTTGAGAGTTTAACTTATATTTATAATAAATTAAAAAGGAAAAAAAATGGCAGTATCGTATTCATGGAAGATTACTCAATTAACCAAAAAGACAGAACAAGGTACCGATAACGTAGTTGTACATTGTAGATGGGAATTAAAAGGAACCGAAAGTGAAACAGGAACCGTGGGAACATTCCCTGGTGCAACACCATTGGTGTATGACCCTGCAAATTCAGGAAGTTTTGTACCATTTGAAGATTTAACTGAAGCAGATGTAATCAGTTGGTTAGAGAGTATCGTGGTAGATTCTTATTGGGACCATGTAACGGAGAGAATTCAAGAACAAATTGATTTGACAGATGACCCAGCAGAAGAGGTAAATGATGAAGCTTTACCTTGGGCACCTATATCAAGTGGTTCAGAGGAAGTTACTCCTGAGGTAAGTGGTTCAGTAGAGTAATAGTTGATTAACATATACGTTTCAATTTTTAGGTTATATTTATAGATACAAAGATATTATAATCTATTTAAATAATTTTATTCGGAGAAAAACATGGCAGAAAGAATTGTATCACCCGGTGTATTTACAAGAGAAAACGATTTATCGTTCTTAGCACAGGGAGTCGGAGAAATAGGAGCAGCATTTATTGGACCATTTAAACAAGGTCCTGCATTTGTTCCTACAATAGTAAGAACTCAATCAGAGTTCGAAGATAAGTTTGGTACACCTGATGGTACTTACTATACTGAATACGCAGTACAAAACTACTTGAGAGAGGCAGGTACTGTAACAGTAGTAAGAACGTTGGGTATTGGTGGTTATACACAAACTGCACCAATTGGTATCGCAACTTCAGGTTCAGCAGGATATAAACTTGTTGGTACTTTACATTCAACTACAACAGGAGATGAAGATTATGGATTCGGTCCATTTACAATTTCAGATTCATTAGATGCATCAGGTTCATTCGTGGTGAGTGGTTCAGGAATTGGAGCAGTATCTGCATCAATTTTACCATCTGCTGGAAATGATATTAGTGATGTATTTGGAGAAACTCCAATTGTAGGTGTAAATTCAAAAGAAGCATACACTTACACTTACTTTGAAAATGAAGCAAGTACTAATGGTGTAACTAACGAAAATGTAGTAGCAGTTACTTTAGATGCACAAGAATTTACTTATGAAGCAAGTGTAGCATCAACACCATTCATCAAATCACAACTTATCTCAGGTGAAAGATACGACCTATTCAAATTTCATACGTTAGGCCATGGTAACAATGAGAATACAAGATTCAAAGTATCTATCTCAGGAGTTAAAGCAGCAGGTGAAGATGGTGGAACTGACTATTCAGTATTTAGTGTAACTTTAAGAACATTCTCAGATACTGATAAGAGAAAAACCGTAATCGAAACGTTTAACAACGTAAATTTAGACCCTGCGTCACCTAACTACATCGCAAGAGTAATTGGTGATAGATATTATACAATTGATTCAAATGGTAAGATTACTGAAAATGGTGATTGGGGTAATAACTCTAAATACATTAGAGTAGAGGTAGGAGCACAAGGTTCTTATCCTGTATCTGCTGCACCATTCGCACACGGAGCATACACTAACCCAATCTATGTAGGTTCAGGTGGTGATGAAACGTTAGTACCGGCAGTAACATATCAAACAACTTCAACATCTAACACTACGGGTAATCCATACCAATTCTCAGGTATCGATTTAGAAACTGCAGTAGTTAAGGTTGATAATCACCAATATTTAAAACCAATTCCAAATAATGCAACAGTTGGTTCAAACGTAGCATTCGGATTTGATGGTAATGTATCAGGTGTTGGTCTTTCATTAGAAATGACAGGTTCTGCAACTGAAGATATGATTAATAGACAGTTTACCGTAGGATTCCAAGGTGGATTTGATGGTATGAGTCCAGCAAGAGAAATCGCATTAGGTTCTTCAATCTCAGCGGGTAACTCTCAAGGATTTGATTTATCATCAACTTCAGCAGATGGATACCTTGCGTATAGTAAATCAATCAACGCTTTATCTAACGCAGATGAGTGGGATATTAATATGTTAGTAACACCAGGTATCGTTAGAAGACTACACTCAAGTATAACTACTAAAGCAATTGATATGGTAGAAGCAAGACAAGATGCTTTCTACATTGCAGATTTTGTTGGTGAAAATGATACTATCGCACAAGTAACAACACAAGCAAATTCAGTAGATTCTAACTATGTAGGTACGTACTACCCATGGGTTAGAACGGTAGATACTAACACAAACAAATTAGTAAGTGTACCACCTTCAGTATTACTTCCAGCAGTATATGCAGCCAATGATGCAATCGCAGCAGAATGGTTCGCACCTGCAGGTTTGAATAGAGGTGGAATTGTAGGAGCAGCAAGTGTAGTAAATAGATTAACACACTCTGAAAGAGATACCTTATATGAAAACAAAGTAAACCCAATCGCAACGTTCCCTGGACAAGGTATCGTGGCATTCGGACAGAAAACTCTTCAAGATAAGGCATCTGCATTAGATAGAATTAACGTAAGAAGATTGTTGATTACTGTTAAAAAGTACATCGCATCTACTTCAAGATTCTTAGTGTTCGAACAAAACACTGCAACTACAAGAGCAAGATTCATCAATACGGTTCAACCTTATTTAGAAGGAATCCAACAAAGACAAGGGTTATATGCTTTCAAAGTAGTTATGGATGAGACTAACAACACTCCTGATGTTGTGGATAGAAATATTTTAGCTGGTCAGATTTTCTTACAACCTGCTAAAACGGCTGAATTCATTGTAATTGATTTCAACATTCTTCCAACAGGAGCAGCGTTCTCGGCATAACTTTTGAAAAAAGTAAAAAGTAATATTTATTAATATAAATTAGGAGATAAAATGGCAGAAGTATTAG